ATGTTCGTTATGCCGCTGACTATTCAGAGGATGGTTTTCTTTATGGAACCTATGATGATTTGGTTGCTCGTCCTTTTGACCCTAATGCTGAGCCACTTGGTCGTGTAATTTCTACACGCCCAATGGTTGCGGGTAACGCTGATATGACTACAGATGAAATGTCTGCTATTCAGAATGCGTTTATGCAGGATGGTCGTTCTGTCGGCGCACACGCTATCCCTACTGCTTCTATGCATGACATGCGTAAGCCAGAACATTATTATGATTTCTGGGACCCTGCTGGTGGTGTTGGTGAAGCAGCGGGTTTTGCTTTACGACAGTCAGGTGTTGATGCTGATGGTGTGTTTGTTGATTCATGGAATGAGATGCTTCAGTCAGGTCAGATTGACCCAATGTTTGAACAGGTTTATCCTGCATTGTCAGAACTGCAAGCCAGTATCGCTGGTTTGAGTTCACAAAAGTTTGAGTTGGGTGTTGTCGCTGATGATTTCCTTAATGAATCATTTGATGTTGTTCGTCAAAACTTTAAAGATGCAGCGGCTGAACTTGGTTTAGAAAACTCTGATTATGTTGGCGACCAAATGATGCAGGACTTTATGCGGGCAATGGTTGAAGAAGGAATGGGTGCAACAGGGAAACCCCTGTTGCTTCCATCAGGCGTGTTATACGGCTTGGACAACCCGTTGGCTGATGGTGCTTATTCAATTATGCTTCCTGATGGATTTTCTTATTCTAAGCAGTATGGTAAAGATGCGGTAGATGCTAGTCTTGTTGATGGTACTACTTCTCCTGTGTTTCGCACTACTGACGAGTTAATGCAGTCGGTTGCTAATTCTGATTATGTTTCTGCTTCTCTTGGGGCTATTGAAAAGTTGGATGCTATTACAACTGAGGGCAGAATTTTGCAGGATGCTTTAACTATGAGGGATGCTGCACAGACGCAGGTTCGTAGTGTTGCTGGGAAAATGGGTGTTGTTAAGCGTGAGGCTTCTCGTCGTATGAAAGAGGCTGATAGGGCTTGGAAAGATTATGAGGCTTTTAAAACTGTTACCATTCCTTATCGTGGTAAAAAGATTGAAGTTACTCGTGAGAAGGCTATTTCTATTCTTAACGAGAAAGAAACCAAGATTAATAATCTTGTTGCTGACTTAGAGGTTCGTATTGGTAATATTGGTGCTGGTGATGCTGAGAAATTGCGTATTCGTAAATTGGTTCAGGAAGAACGATTGAGTACTTTGCTGGACCAGCGTAAGGTGTTGGAAAACTGGGGTGAGAACACTGGTGCAGCCCTACAGGCTGACATTGACCTTGTGCGTCAGGCTATCGCTACGGATGCACCTGATGGTGCTGCTGGTACCTCTGCCCGTAAGTGGGCTGACAAGGTTCGTGACACGATGAACAACATTCCTAAGATGGGTGACACTCCCGAAGCGAGGGCTTGGGAGCGTGTTGTTACTCAGTTGCATGCTGATGAGGCACAGTTGGCTTTGTTGGATTCAACATTGATTCCTATGGCTGATAACGAACTTGCTTTAGCAATGAGTGGTGCTATTGGAGGCATATTAAAGGATGACTTTACTCAGGGTTGGAAGGCTTTGGGTGATGGTCTTGGTATTGAAGTGCCACCAGATTTTTATGATATTGCTCGTCCACAAATTGACAAGTTAAAAACTAGAGCAAACCAAAACGCACTGCGTGACATAATGATGAAGTATCACCAGTTCTTTAAAGTTTATGCAACAATGAGTGTTGGGTTTATAACTCGTAACGCTATTTCTTCAACATTCATGAATTATGTTGCTGGTGTTGGTGTGGATAACATCGGTGAAGGTGTTAAGGCTATGGGGTTCTTGGCTAAGCATGGACCTGAAAAATGGCTTGACGAATTAGGTATTGTTGACCCTGCTATGCGAGAAATTTATGAAACAGCACTTCGGGCTGTTGACGCTACAGGTCGTGGATTGCAAAGTGAAATAGCAACTCAGCCTTTACTTAAAGGCAGTCGTGCTTCAAAAATTTATAACAAGACTATGGATAACTGGTTTACCCGTACCGCTGGTAAGGGTAACGACTTTACAGAACGAGCAGCACGGTTCCCTATGGCTTTAGACACTATGAAGCGTGGCTTGTCTTATGATGAGGCTATCTATCGTGTTACTCGCTACCATTTTGATTATAGCGATTTGTCCAAGGTGGATGAAACGGCAAAGAAGTTTGTTCCGTTTTGGATTTGGACTACACGAAACATTCCACTGCAAATGACTGAGCAAATTTACCGCCCCAAGGCTTACATTCAATACGAAAACATTAAAGAGCGAAATCCTGTTAGTTCTGATGTGATTATGCCTGAATGGTTAAAGGAAAAGGGTCCTATGGGTCTGGCTGGTAAATGGCTTCTTACTCCTGACCTACCAATGACTCGCCTGCAACAGCAGGCAGAGGCATTTGCTAGTCCAACTAAACTAATTGGTCAAATGTATCCTACATATAAATTGCCTTTTGAAATGATTGCTCGTAAACAAATGTCTAATGGTGTTCCATTTACAGACAAATATGACGAGGCTAAAGGCTTGGACAGGTTGATAGCGGAAATCAGTAAGAAGGTACTGGGCGATACGGGGCTTCCGTTTAGTCAGGGACCTCTTGCTCGTGTCAATGCTGATGGTAAAACAGAACTTGACCCGTTTGTTTCTTACAGTATTGGTAACGCTATTCCTACTATCGCTAAGATTCAGCGTCTTGCTGGTGGGCTTCTTGGTGGTAAACCAACTTATCAGGAACGAACAGCCAGTTCATGGTTGAGTGAGTTTGGTGTTCCTGTGCGTGAAGTAGGTGAGCGTGAGGAGCGTGGAACCATAATTGGAAAACAGTTTGATACCGCCGATTTGCTTAAAGAACTTGCCCGTAGAGGGCTTATTGAAAAGGGTAACTAATGACCGTTAATAAAACAGATGAATATAATTGGCAGAAATCAAACAAGGTTGACAAGGTTCGTTTTGGGGGAAAGGCTAGTCCTAATGTTGAGGCATACAAGGACCATTTGTTGAAGCGTTATGGCGGTACCAGTGTTGGTATTGTGAATAAGCGTGAGGTTCGTGGTGGCGGTTCATTGTCCACGCATTATTTTGGGGCTGCGATTGATTGGCGTTACCCAACACGGGCTGCTGGTAAAAAGGCTATGAAGGAATTTGTTGACAATTCTGCACAGTACGGTGTGCAGATGATTGTGGATTATGTCGGTTGTGTAATCTGGACTCCAAAGCGTGGCTGGCACAAAGCAGAGCCTAACTCTCACGGCATGGGGCAGGCATGGGCTGCTTGGTTGCATATTGAAACTACCAAAACAGCATGGGCAAAAAATACCCCTTTGGCTAATCGTCTGCCTGTAGTTGCTCCATAATAGATTCCACAATATAACTGTAGTTATGCATCCATGATTTAATGGCGGCTCTGTCGCCCATTAAACCTTCCATCCATTCTTCAACCATTTCTTTCGCTGCCAGTTTGGATAAATGAAATTCAACTATATAACCGTTCTCCGAATCTTCCACTGTTCGTGCGAAGATTCGTTCTAGTTCTTCCATATCGTCAGGGTTAAAGCCACTCATCGTTTCTTACCTTTGGCTTTGGGCTTAGGTTCAGTTGCACGGGCTTTACTTGTTTTGTGTATGTGGCAAAGGCATGGACATAAATCGTGTACTGTCTGCGCCCAATTAACCAAGGCTCGTGATACTGTCCCACAGTGGTCACAGTCGGGATGGGCACGAGGGAAGTCCATGTTACTGTCCGTCACGCCTGCACACATTCTCATATACGGTCAAGGCACGCCAAACCTTTTTCCATGTTTTAATATCTTTAGGGTTTTCTTCCAGTTGTTGAATCACGAACGCCAGTTCGTGTGCAACGGTTTCCCACATTATGGTTTTAATTTTTGTTGATTCTGGCTGCGGGCGGCTGGGGAAGTTTAATTCATGTCGGTACGCTTCTGCTTTTTTCTTTGCGTACCACTTGGACTGCTCTGATGGTTTTTCGTACATTATCTATGTCACTTAATCTTGCTAATGGAAGTCCGTAAGACTTCGCTTCTTTTGTTAGGGTTGCTAAAAGAATTTCTAATTCTTCTATGTTTGTCATTTTGGGCTTTCTCATTTACTATTAAATTTTCCTGACGAAGGATGTTCAAGTATTGCTTGTTTCAATTTGTCCATCGCCTGTTGGGTTTTACGCCAAGCGTGAGACTTGGCTTTAATTCCAAGATTGTTCGCTAAGGTTTCGTATGTGTTTTTATCATAAAAAATTTCGTACAACACACGCTGGTCTGCTTCATCTAGGGTTGCTATGCATTCAATCACCATGTCAACCATTTCCCAATTTGTTTCTTCTACTTTTATTTCGTAGGAGAAAGGCATCATTAAAACTTCCCACTCGGTTGAGTGTTGGTTTAATCTTTTTCTTGGGTCATACTTCATTGTCGTATCTCGGATTCGTCATAACATCCATGACCTGCTCAGGTAACAGAAGAAACCCACGAGATGGATTTCCTGACATGCGAGCCATTGTTTGTATTGTTTTGCGATTATAAAGTTCAGGGTTCAACTTCAGGTAGCGTTTAAGTCGGGGGACGCTTACAATTATAAAGGCACCTTCGGCACCGTTTAATGTGTAAACATAAACCCACCACGCAGCCTTTGTAACATTTAGTCCCGACTTTTCCCAAACGGCTTTGCCATCTTCGTCTTTGCGAAGTCTAGGATTATGTTCCATCTCCAAGACCATCTTGCCATTACGGTATCTGTCGGTTTTAACTTCAAAAGCACCAGACTCCATTGCAGAGAGGAACTCGGTAACCAACGCCTCACCCTTGTGACCAAACTTGAGGTCGTCATGGAAATTGAATTTTTTCGCTGGAATATCATAATCTGAAAATTTACCTTTGGGTGGTTTCTTAGTTGTGTCGGTCATTTGGTGTCCCTGCACTTTTTACATCGCAAAGCAAGGTGAATGCTTTCATCTCGTTTGTACTCATACGATGATGATGGGTTCCATGTTTGACACAAACGGCAAAGAAACTCTTTGCCGTTACTAGCCTTAGCACGAGTATAATTGTCTAGTTGTTTATCTGCTCGGACAAGGCTCATTGTTTCCACGCTTCCACATAATGCACTTGCTTGTCATCAGCCCATGCAACTCCGTTTAAACCATCCATTAGGGTTTTAATGTAGTTGTCCACATCGCCACGCAACTTGGACAGTGTCCCGTCATAATCTAATACGGTTACTTCTGTTTCGGTGCTGGAGAATACAACACGCATTTGTACTGGACCTTCAAAGATTGGTCCGTCAGACATCACCCATGCCCCGTTAATGTTTGCTTCTGCTTCTAGGGTTTTAACGGGTGTGAATACACGCCCTCTGCGTCCTAGTCGGGGGCGACCTTTGGGTGTGGGGCGACCCTGTATAATGATGGTGTGTTGCATGTTACTGCTTTCTAGGTTGTATAAACCCGTTGTACGAGTTTATCAATCTCTAATTCACCGTTAGTACGCATGTGGTACTTACCCCAACGCTTGTCTGCTGATGTGATTATGAGTTTGGTTTCACTGGGGTGAAGTCCACTACGAACAAGTTCGTGAGCCAGTCGTGCCAGTGTTCGTGAACGGTCATTATTAGGCAATGGACCATCACGCCAAATAACATAAGCCAAAGGTGAACAACGCTTCATAATGTCTTTAAGGTTTGCTGATTCCTCATGGTCGGTAACCAAACTAAGATTTGGTTTTGGTGGCTGATAATATGATGCCAGACGGGCAATTGTTTCTGGAGAAACTAAACGAGCCTCGGCATAATCAAGAAACGATTCCAAAGAACCAGCAACTCCTGCTGAAGTAATTATACGCCTATTTGGTTTCTCCATGTTGGACCAGTCAGGATATGGAAGCCGTACATAGTTGCCGTACTGTGATGTGCTTGCAAGTGTCTCCTGCTTAGGGTTCACTTCACGAGCAGGGTAGTCGGCTACCTGATGGGCAGCCAGCATCATACGGCGCATGTCTCGTGCCAGCACCAGTTCGGATGCAAACACCCAAACATGGTAGCCCTTGCTACGAGACTTCTCCACGAAAGGTTGCACGCCACCAGCCTCTAATGCTGACGCAAGATGAAAGGCTCCAGCCATGTCCTCAACATCAATGTCCGTGCAACCCCACACTGTGTACCAGTCGTCCTTTAAAGGAACCATCGGGTACACACCAATAGGAGCAACACCGTTAAGGTGGTTGCGGAACACTTCTCTAGTCAAAGGTTCTTTAATGCAAGCGCCTTCTTCGGCACCGTACACATCGCCTCTGCCTCTGAACAGTTTTATATACCTGTCAAGCAGGTCCTCTGTTATGTCCATAACTAAATCCAATCATCATCTGCAAGTGCTAGTTGTTCATACGAATCTGCCACTGTGGGGATGGTTGAAGGCAGACCTGTGAGCCGTGTTAAACGACCCGTGCCCTGTTCAATCTCAAAGTCCACATCATCCACCAGTTTAGACGCAGGGCGTTTACACTTTACAAGGTTGATAGTGACAGTGTTCTGATGGATACGCAAATCATAACGCAACATTTCTAGCCGTTCCAGCAAGCGTTCAGTGTTGTTTGATTTGTCCAAGCGTTCTTCAATCTCACGAATCTGTGCTTCAATGTCAAACTTCTTACGGCGTACACCAATGATATGTGTAGCCTGTTGTTCGCCACCATAAGCACCTGATGAGATGGTTTGCTTCTTGCCATCAGCACCTGCGGTGCGTGATGACTGGTGCAAAACCAGCATCGGGATATTATGGCGTTTACCGAACGACTTAATCGTGTTGGCTTTGGACGGAATGTCCTCACCACCACCAGCGAGCAAGTCAAGATAGTCAAAGACAAGCAAAGCAGGTTGACCCCACATGTCACGAATCTCGCCAAGCGAATGTTCCATCTCGTTAAGGCTCATCATCTGGTCAAAGACAGCCAACTTAGGGAATGACTCGTTAGCGGTTTCTCGCAACAACTTTATAGCATCCGTATCGTTACGGGCTACAGCCATTTCTAATTCACCAGCGTCAATGCCGTGCATGATGCAAGTCAACTTAATCAAGGTTAAGGTCCGTGGTTCGTCAGGACAGAAGTAAACAACAGGCAGGTTTCTATTGGCTAATAGAATCTGTAGCAGGAACATAGTTTTACCTGAATGGCTATAACCGTTAATCATGCACATCTCTGATGGTGCGATGCCACGCATCTCGTTGTCAATGTCGGGGAAACCTAGGTACACACGCTCGTTGGGGTTTTGTGCCCAATGAACAAACTCGTCTGCTGCCTTTACTAAAGGCTCATAATATTGTCTTGTTTTTGTGGCGTTAGACACATCAGGCGTGGGGATTAACTCCCCACGCCCAAGTGCATCCCAACGCTCCGTGAAATTCGGAGTCATGTTGTTCCTTTTATTTTTTTAGTTGCCTCGTGGTGCCCAAAAAGCATCGTTTCCTGTGGTTGATTTAAACCAAGGGCGTTTTGGGTTACCAGCGATTGTGTCACGGTTGTCCCATACTTCTCTAACGCCTTTCACGGCGCAAGCATCGTTAAGCCACTCAGGGATTGGTCCGTGTTGCTTTCCTTTAATCGTCACAGTGAAACTGGTGGCGGTTGAGGAACTCGTCATCGGAGTTGCCTGTGGGAATGACTGTTGAATCAACAACTGTTCATCCGCTACTGGTGCTGGAGGCACCGTTTCTGTAGCAGATGGAACACCGAACCCTTGCGAGGTTAGGATAATTTCACAAACAGCATCATAGGCTTCGCTAAAAGCCATGATGTTGCTTGACATGTCATTTGTCTTGGGTGTCAATTCGGATGCGATTTTAGCCGCAACCTGCATGATGATGGATTGGTCTTTACTGACCATTGGTACACCTCCTATGGTGTGTTATTTGGGGAGAGTTGTCCATCAGTGTATCAGCACTAATGGAGGAAATGTCAACTAGCGTCATAAATAATCATGCTAGGTGACTGGAAAGGCAAGGACAGACCACGGTCTGAAATGTGTGCACCTTTACACATGGACCAGTATGGGCACCATTTGTCCGAGCACAACGCTGAGGTGTCGTTCATCAGCCAGTTGGATTCCATAACGCCAATACGGGTTGCTTGCTGAATGGCGGGTCTTACCATGTGTTTAAGCCATGATTCGTGTTCTGCTGTGCGTTCCATGTAAACGATTTGTGGTTTAGGTTTTTCTTGACGGACCATAACGCCATAACGGAAATCCGCAGGATATGCCGTTTTGCCTTCATACACCATTGCGCTACAGTAAACTGTTGCCTGAATGGATTGCGACTGTTTTTCTTTGGCATAATAAGTTCTAGAGGATGTTTTCCAATCCCAAATTGTGCCGTCAGGTTGCAGGTAATCCATGGTTCCTTCGCACCACACTTCCCAATCGTCAACGGTTATGCCCATTGGGTATTTGAATTTGTATTCAACATCACCGCCGAGTTGAACGGTGGGGAGAATCCCATCTACAAAGGCTTGAGCCATGCCTTGAATCTGACCTACCGATTTGTCGGGGTCAAGGTTTGTAACTTTATAGGGCTGCGCTTTTAATTCTTCCCAATATTCAAGAGCGATTGTGGCAATGGTGGTTGCATCTGCACCAGCCAACACTTGCTCAATTCCATAATGCAACGCAGTACCCATAATGGTAGCGTCTGACGGACCAGATAACTCTGGTTTCACTAGTTTTAATCTTGCCCGTTCAGGGCAAATGATTAAATCATTCAACCATGACTGGCGTACATAAACTATTTTTGATTCTTTATCAAATCTCATATTTTCCTCCGAGGGTAGTCCCCATTAACAATAGCAATAATACATGGACAATAGTCAATGGTACGGGTTTGTCCATGCAATCGTGACATCATGACATCATCCGTTTCCTACATTTAGAAATTGCACCTGTACTATACTTAACACCATAGGCATCTTCCACCATAGTTACAATCTGTTTATTAGACAAGGTTAAGTCACCACATAACTGCTTGAAAAAGATTTTCGCCTGATTCTCGCCAGTGAATCCAAGGCGAGTTCGCCTCGGCTGCCAGTATTTACGCATCCCGTCTATAATGTTCACAGACAAATCCATTTCCCTAGCAATGTCAACAAACACAAGGTTCGTTTTCATAAACAACTCATCCAATTTCTGCACCTTATCATAATCCCAATCGCTCCCTGCTTTAGCAATACACGCAGCGTCAGCGAACTCTTGAGCAGAAACATTTATTTGCTTTAGAATGTCAACAAGACATTCGTCAAATCTGTCCATGCAATACTGCACCTTGTCACGAATCTGTTGCCACTTTTTATAAAGTTGAGTTTCGTGTTCAAGAAACAACGGCGGTACATCCTGAAGGGATGTAGCAACAAAATCAGGAGATAAATTAGCATGCCAAGCATCCCAAAATGTAACCAAATCCTCAAAATAATTAAGGATTTTGTAACGGTCCCAATCACCTTCGTAGCCTCTAAGAGCAACGAGTTCCTCTCCCATAAACATGTCGGTCACACCGTCACGGACACACTCCGTCATTGGGACAAGAGGGGCAGTGATGATAACATCACATAAACAATAATCATCATGTGTGGACACACCACACCCCAGCCACTCCGTCATTCCTTAACCTTTTTCTTCGGTGCCATAATCGCAAACTCTTTGAGGTAGTGATTGTGGCATGCAGGTGGTGATGTCATTTTCACGAATATCTCAATCGTTGTGTGACATTTAGGGCATTCATAAATCCCTGATTTATATGTCATGGGTTGCGGGGAAGCCTTACGCTTCCCCGCTTTCTTCACTGGTTTCTTTTTAACTGTTGGTTTAACTTGATTAATAGACATTAATCCTCCTCGTCTAGTATTTCCATAATGAACTCATCCATGTCTGATGAGTTATCTTCCGCATGTTCAGCGACCCACTTGATAAGTGCATCCATCTCTTTCCAAGTGGATACCACTTCTTCTTTGTTGCCACGCACCGATGCTTGATGCAAACGATTGGCAATGTCTTTGGCACCATCCAATGAAATATAGCCATGCTTAACAGCATATTTAACTGCCATACCCATCATCATGCTTTGATTGTACGCTTCGCTAGTTGATTCAACTAGTGAGGATTGAATATATTCAACCATAAAATCAGGCATGTCGTAATCATCACCGTCATAAGCACCGTTAGGTGAAGTACCCCAAAGGACCACACAATCACCAACTAGGTTTCGCTTGAACAAGTTCGTGGCAAGAAAGTTCATTTCTTGACCAAGCAACAAGCCTTCATCATGGACATAACCAACAATGACACCTTTGTGTTCACCGTTGTCGTGGACATCATGGCGGACCACATCAAAGTGACCACCGATTGCGTCTTGGATTGAATTATAATCTTCTATGAAGATTGGTTCGGGTTCAACTCCTGAACCACACGGTAGGAACATTCCTATTTTAATTGACATAATAACCTCCAGTTATTAATTGTTTGGGTTCTGGTCATCATGCCACAGGCTAATTTTTTTTCTTAGCCCATGACATGATAAGTAGCCTTGCTGTCTGTGGATACTTGTACCAACAAGGCAACGATTGTTTATTTAGAGACTACCACAATGTCTTGTGGGATATTAAATTCTTCATTAACGATAGCACATCCATCAAGGAAGAAACTATTGTCATTCTGAATACTGTCATGCACCATGTCTGTAATGATGCCATGAATGTCGTCGTTGTCGTCGTAAGAACTAGGCAACATCACTTTAGTTGTGTAAACAATTTCCCTAGTGAAAGTTACTTCGTACTCTTTCTCTGTGGTACGCCAGTCAATCACTCTGCCAAGAGTGAACGCTTCCCACGCTTCGTCCTGACCACATAATGAACAAACACCAGTTTTATTATCTAATCTAGATAATGCTAGTCGTTGTTCAAACATGTTGACCGTTAAGCCACATCGGGGACATTCATAAATGAAGTCTTGCTTTTTCATGATTAAAACCTCCTAAGGTTTTCTGTTGTTGTGAAATTTGTAGTCGGCAATAACTGCTTTGACAGCCATTAACCAGCCTTTGGCTATTAACACTATCACACCGAGACTGAACACGATGGATATGATTCCTGACTGCCAAAATGTTATGTCTGCAAGTTCAGCATATGAACAATACATTAAGAACGACATAAGCACTAGGCAGGCAGCGGATACACTGAGGTCATTTTTGTGGTAATTCATAATTACCCAATGTTTTCAGGCTTTTTAGCCACTTGGACACCGTTCGCTTCTAAGAAGTCAATCTTGGAAGATTCAGGTATGGAAGTCATAAAGGTTGACATGTTTTCCCATGTCCAATGCGAAATGTCGTAAACGACATCAGCATCAGTTATGTAACTGGGGCTGAAAGCCCAGCCTCCTAAGTCGGCATTGTATGCCATGTATGTTGGTGATTCTTGTATCATTATGCGTTTACTTCCTCTACAAGACCTAAGCCTTGAACTGTTGATAATACCCATTGCAGAGTATCTGCAACGATTTTTTGGTTGCCATTTTGTAGTTTCTCAACTGTAACATCATAATCACAATTGGCAGGAGAGAACAAATCGTGAATGTGACCGTAGCCACCACCGATATAAGCACCCTGAGCCTTCCATTCTTTATGTTGCTCTTGCACTGAGAACTGCAAACGGCGAAGCATGTCAGGATGAGCCAATGCAAACATTAACGAGTTAATGTCCATAGGTTCCTCTGACGAATGCAACTTGACAAGAGTTGAAAACTCTTGCTTGCCGCCAGTCATTGATTCTTCCCACCATAATTCAATACCTACGCCGAGTTTATGGATTGTGTCAACCAAAGCAAGAATGGCTATGCCACGCTTTTTGATTAAGTCGGCATTGATATGACCACTAACTACAGCGTTCATAACGATTTTGACGACACGACCCATTCGGGCTTGTGGTTCTGAAACGAACGACACCATGCATTCAGGTTCACCAGTGACGAATCGCCCCATGTCAACGAAAGCACCACTAGTGGAATGTTCGGAGACATAAAATTCACCGAATGCATCATTGATATGTTCAACTAGTTCATCTAGTTGAGCGTCAACTTCGGCACGAATCTCATCCCAACCATGCAAAGCAAGGTTGCAAGCATCGCTTAGGTTGTCGGTGTAATTAAACGATTCTCGTTTGGTTTGATTAGACTCTTTAGGAGTCGGGTTGTCTTTGGCGTAGCGAATGAAATCGCCTAGCGAGTCAAATTCAGTGAACTGAACTTTGTTTGTTGTGTATGTTTTAGGTTGCATAATTTACCTCCAGTAAATTGTAGTTGCGATTGTATTAGAAAGTATGACCCTCTACTTGAGGGTTATACCTTCCATGATTTTGACCTTTTGGTCATCCTTGACACCAGCAAGAATCGTAGATTCCATAACTTCTGCCATAGTCCAAATGTCCTTGTCGCAAAGCAACTTGGCACCAGCAAGTGTGGCTCTTGGTGAAACCACAACTTTCAAACCATAGTTTGAAACATTGGCTCTAGCCTTACGGACTACTTGTAGCCAATGAGTTCCGATGTTACCGTCAAGTCCCTTGACAGAATCCAGCATTGCTTGTTCAATGTCGGCATCATAATCAATGTTCAGGCTAACGAATCGGTCAAGAAATGCTTTATCCAAAGCATTACGACCAACATATTCAGCAGTAGCACCATTACCAAAGGTATTAGCAGTAGCAACAAGAACAAAGTTCTTGTGACGACTCACCATTCCATCAGGAAAGGACATAAAAGTGTTGGACAAAGCACTGTTAAGAACAGTGAGGATATTCGGGTTACCATTATCCACTTCGTCAAGTAGAAATACTTGACCAGTTTCATAAGCGGTTCGGAATGAAGTTCCGACATAACCACCAGTGGCTGACATATAACCAAGTAAACTTGCCTCGGTTGACTGGCTAGAGCAAGACTTGCTACTGAAACCAAGCCCTAAGGCTTGACTAGCATTTTCTGCAATGGTTGACTTACCAGTTCCAGCAGGACCTACAAGGTAGAGATGGTTACCTCTGCTAATGGTGCTAAGTACCTTAGCAAACATGTTATGCTGAATGCCCTCTAATTCGTTTCTCTCATTGTTACCAAGGGTAACATGAGTAACTTTCGGACGAAGCCTGTCAACAGCAGACCGTAGGTCGGCAACTTCGGCAGTGGCTTTAGCCATAATCTCAAGCGGTTCCTTAATGGAATCGTTTACGATTTCGGCAACCTTACTAGCGTCAACCTCAGGGACAAAGTCCCCAAGAACTTGAGCAATAAGTTGCTTCATAAAATCATCCATACCACCACTAGAAGTGGTGTTTGGAACTGGCTTTGGTTGTGGTTGTGGTGTTGGTGGCACTGGAATCTCCGATTCAGTAGTTGGTGTTGGATTGTAATTTGCTAAAGCAGTTGTCCAAGCCTCAGCAATTTCATAATCAGTGAAATGCATAGGAGGACGACCAGTGAACTTATATCCTATAAAGGATAAAGCAGCAGTTCTGCCATTCTTCGGCATAAACGAGAACCTATCGGTTCTCGTGACCCCGACATGGTCACAATAAGTAACTCGGTTTGTAGATTTATCTACACTCAGGATGGTTGGTTTTGGATTTGCCATTGTAATTACCTCCAGTAATTATAAAGTTGGGCTAGGGTTATGGTCACCACAACTACTGTGGGAGTCACTTCGTTCCTCCCACATGTAGTGTGGTATCTTTAGATTGTTTGTCCAAGTTGTGGCTAGAAGCCACAAGCCTTAGCGAATCTTTCACTGTCAAATTGAGGATTTTCGGAACGAAAATGCATGGACAGTTCAAGAAACAACACGGTAAGCAATTCCTCTGTGTTGTCGCATTCACTGGCTTTGTTTATTGCTTCAGCAATAGCCTCAAAATTTTTACGGGACATTGACATAATTACCTCCAGTAATTACTAGTAACGAGATTCAACTTCGTTGTTAAGACGGACGATGTATTTATTGACCAACAAAGTTGGTCGTGGCATGTTTGAGTTGGAATCAACTGGAACAAGTTCCAAATCGTCCCCATTGTTGCAAGCAACTTCCCAAATTTGCCCTAGTCTCTTACCTAAGGTAAAGATTACTTTATCTCCAGTTTGCATAATTAACCTCCAGTTAATTGATTGTGTGTATTTTAAGGACAATGAGAGGGACTAAAAGTCCCACTCAAACTCCATGAAGTCACCATCAACAGCGTTTTCAATAACTTGAAAACAACCCATCGGTGAACCATCACCATCAACGAAGTGATGGTCAACAACATTGACAGAGTCAATCTGTTCGCCATTGAAGCCGAAAATTGGTTCATCTTTATGAACCACAGTCTCCGCAATTTTCCAGCCTAAGGCTAGTTTTTCCTTACGGAACAATAGGAAGTTGGTTGTTGTTGTTTCCATAATTTACCTCCAGTAAATTAAATAGGGATAAGGTCACTACAAAGTAGTGGTACAAGGTAAGGGAATTGCACCCTTACACACCTCTTAACTCCATTAAGAGGTGTGTCTCTAAGCCTTGACGACATGAATTAAGGACAGTCCCAACAAACCCTAAGGTTTGTCGCTTATCTGCCATGCCAGCAAGCATACCGTGAACAGTATGAACAAGTTCATAACAATAACACTAGGACAACCAATCTTGTCCCAGCATTACCATTTAACTTGTTAAATCATATAATGTACTAGACGAACCTCAGACAGTGGCAAGCACCGCATCGCTATTGCTAGGGCTAGGTAACTGCATCATCCCGATAGCACTACCTAGTCCGTTGTGGCTCATCCTGTGACCACAACTCAACCCGACACTGTTGGAATGCCGAATTGCCCCAATATCATGGACCGACACTGAATCACTTGTCAACCCTCCATAACGAAACTGACTCTCAAACCCTTGCTGCATATAGGAAAAAAAATTTCCAGAAACTGCCTCGCCTTGCCTACAACCGCCCCATCACGACGATTCCATCGTCCTGCCCATGCGCCGAATCGCACACATAATGCGCACCATTCTCGTGTCACAGGAAATACATGCGCCGCATACATGCGCACGGTACGCAGTTATGGGCGTGCACGATGAATGCATTCTATTTTTTGGCTGATTATGGGTGCATAATCGGACTATAATCCAATGCCACCAACACTATCCCACTGCTAACTCCCTGTGCGCTAGGGGGGCATGGGGGGGTGCGGGGGTGCATGTGTCTAAGTACTAACCAGTCCAGAGCCGATGCGTTATTTTTGGGGGTTTGGGAGGGGGGTGGGATACCCCTAGTGTTGCTCTCCCCCTTGGGGTTGAACCAAGACTTGACGGATTAACAGTCCGTTGCACTGCCAGTTATGCTAGAGGAGAAAGGTTTGTGGGGTTTACCATTTGACTTTGTTTGCCCAGTATGCAGCAGACATTTTGCCTTTGGCAATGTTGGCTGCATGGCGGGCTTGGAAGGATTTGCGGCGTGCTGCGTATGCTGGTGATTCGCCTGCTTTTTTGGGTGAACCTGATACGCCTTTTTGTCCGAACCTTATTAGTTTAGTGGTGCTACCTTGTTTGGCTAGTACAGCGTGTGACTTGGTGGGATGGTTGGGTGTGGCTTTGGGTTTGTTGTATCCGCTGAATGTTTCTGACCCTCGTTTAATGTTTGGCATTACTTTTTCTTTCGTGAGGCTGCCATGTTGTCAACAAGGTTGGGGTATGGTCGCCCTGCCTTTTTGGCACGGGCTTTAGCCAGTGCCTTTTGTGCGGGGGACAATGGTTTAGATTTCTTGTTTGGGTTTTTCTTTTCCCAGACTGGTTTGTCCATGCCTTTTTTCATTTTGGTTTATTCCTTGTACGCTTGTGAAACTGGTAGGACTTCAATATCCAAAACCCAATCAATAGGTATATGGTTAATGTCCCCAACGGTTTCGGGATTAGGTAACTCAGACTCAAAGATAGTACCAACAATAGTAATGTAATGCTCCTGACATCCAACCCATAGCCTACCAGTCGTAGTCGCAATACTGTCCATCGGTTCATAATCTTCCGTGTCATGCCAGCCTGACGCTGGACTGTATGCATCTCTCCATCTTACCTTAACCTCTGTCCAAGGAGACATTTTGTCTATATCATGCTTATAAGCCATAACCCACTCTTTGTCCACGCATTATGGCTATGGGTAAACAAACCATTGTTTGTTTACAATACTACTATCCCTAGTAGTAACAATCACTAGCACTTGCTTATCTTACGAACGCAAGTTCCAGTATTCGCCATACCCCCCCTATAATCCCCCCCGCTGTTCCCTAACAGAAAGTGGTTAAATAACCACCCTCCGTGGTCAAGGAACAATACCACTATTTGTATGGAATCCAGTCATATTGATGAACGCCAAGAAAAATACCTGAACTGGCTAGTAGTCCCTAGCCCCATGAGACAACCCCCCACGCAAGAAGCCTATGCCAAACAAGAAGGCGTGGACAGCGCAACATTACGCCGTTGGCAGAAGAAACCATACTTTAAACAAGAATGGCAAAAACGGGTAGAGGATTTGCAAGGTAGTCCTGAGCGCACCCAGAAACTCATGGACACCATATACCAGCGTGCGCTCGGTGGGGACAACAAGGCTGCTCAGTTGTATCTTCAGGCTACAAACAAGTTGGCTCCTCAGCAGGTGAACATTACTCACACTCAGTCTCTTAATGAAATTTCGGATAAAGACCTAGAGGAATTAATTGCCAGTGTGGCTTCGGCTGAAAAAGTGGCTAGGTTGGAATCCAGTGGAACTTCAGACTGAGTGTCCTGAGTGTGGATGTGAGTTTCCAAACTCACTCAGGGAATGCCCTGAATGCTGGTTTGAAGAAGAACCTATAAAGGTTCACCGTATGAATTACTTTAGAACAGATTAGGCATTAGTATGGTTCCTGCTACTCAAAACATTAAAATCATGCGTGGCGACACGGAAGTATTTGTAATTACATTAAAAGACTCTGCCAATGTGCCTATTGTAATTACTGGTAATACTTTCATTTCCCAAATCCGTTACCTTCGTGATTCTGCATCTATAGCGGCTTCCTTTACTTGTGTTGTAACAGACGGTCCTAATGGTGTTGTTACTTTAACTCTGACTGCTGCCGATAGTGCGACTTTGGTTGCTGGACCCGCATTTTGGGATTTGCAACGCACAAACGCTTCAGTTGTTAGTACTATCCTTTCAGGTAAGTGTACGATTTTGGCTGATGTCAGCAGGGCATAATGGCTAATACAACTACTAATATTGTTGTTCAACTTCAAAATGTAACCAATGGTGTTGTTGCCAGTAATTCTGTTTCGGTTGTCTCCGCAGGAAGTATTGGACCATTCGGTCCAACTGGACCTACAGGTTCTACTGGAACACAAGGTCCTACTGGTCCTACGGGACCTACTGGTCCTACGGGTGCTGCAAGCACCGTAACAGGTCCGACAGGAATACAAGGAAACCAAGGGAGTATAGGTCCTACGGGTTCTCAAGGTCCCACTGGTCCCACTGGTCCCACTGGTTCAATAGGGACTACAGGTCCTACTGGTGCGGCTAGTACCATTACTGGACCTGTTGGACCCACTGGTCCAACTGGTGCCGCATCTACAGTTACGGGTCCTACAGGGGCGCAAGGACCTACAGGTCCGACAGGTGCCGCTTCTACTGTCACTGGACCTACAGGTCCACAAGGCGCTGCTTCCACCGTTACGGGTCCTACTGGACCCACTGGGGCTGCTTCTACTGTCACTGGACCTACAGGTCCAACTGGACCCACTGGAGCAATAGGTTTAACTGGTGCAGATTCTACTGTGACTGGACCCACTGGACCAACTGGTGCGACTGGACCTACAGGTGCTGCCTCACTAGTTACAGGTCCAACAGGCGCTACTGGTATTGCAGGACCTACAGGTCCAACTGGACCCACTGGTTCTGAATCCACAGTTTCTGGACCTACAGGTGCTACAGGTGCTACGGGTCCTACGGGCGCTACAGGCGCTACGGGACCTACTGGTGCCACAGGCGCAACAACAACAACTCCAACAGGTTCCGTTATTGCTTTTGCAGGTTCAACAGCACCGACTGACTGGTTGCTTTGTTTTGGACAAGCGGTTTCAAGAACTACATATTCTGCATTGTTTACAATTGTTTCAACAACTTACGGCGCTGGTGACGGTTCAACAACATTCAACTTGCCTGACTTGCGTGGTCGCACTGTCGCTGGTCTTGACAACATGGGCGGTACGGCTGCCAGCCGATTAACAAATGCTATTTCTGGTTTAACAGGAACAACATTGGGCGCTGTTGGCGGCGACCAAAGACTTCAATTGCACCAGCATGCAAACACGCTTACCAACAATGCTGTTACCAGCGGTGCAGGCTCTATTCACAGCCATGGAAACACTCTCACCAACAACGCTGTTACTAGCGGCAACCATAGCGTTGACCATAGCCATAGTGGAACAACGAACAACAACTCACAAACCCATACACATACAGTAACTGATAGCAATGTTTATCTATACACTGGCAACCTTGATTATGGTAACTACTATAATGGTTACTATCCAACTACCACCACACAAACAACAAGTGCCAACAATGTTAACCACGCACACTCATTTGGTACTGGCGGGGCAAGCGTAGGACACAACCATAGCGTCACATCTAATGTGACAATATCAAATGCCAACGAATCAGCACACACCCACTCAGTTACATCCAATGTGACAATATCAAATATTGATGCTGGTGCTGGTGCTTCTCAAAATGTTCAACCTACAATTATTCTCAACTATATTATTAAGGTGTAATAATGATTCTTTATCTTGATTGTGTACCAATTAAGCAAAATCCAGAAACTAGTGTTCCTGAATATGCCGACACACCAGAAGAATTTCTTATTGTTTTACGGCAACACAGAAATGTTATATTGTCCCAAACAGATTGGAGAATTATGATTGATTCTCCATTGTCAGAAACTGAAAAAACTGAATGGATAAACTACCGTTCTTATTTGCGTAATTTAACCGAGTACATAACTTTGCCGTTAAGTAACACTGTAGAAATTAATGACCCTCCTAATTCTGGTGGTCCAATTCGTGTTATGAGCAGAACACCTGATTAAGTTAATTCTTGAAGGATAAAAATGAAAATCGCTGTATATACGATTGCTCTTAATGAAGAACAATTTGTAGAACGATGGGCGGAATCTTGCAAAGATGCTGATTACTGTTTCATACTAGATACGGGTTCGGCAGACAAAACAGTTGAACTAGCCAAATCTTTAAATGTAATAACCGTAGATGCTTCTTTAAAGCCTTGGCGTTTTGACACTGCACGCAACCTTGCTTTGTCCATGCTTCCTGCCGATATTGATATGTGTATCGCTTTAGACATGGATGAGGTTCTTGTTGAGGGGTGGCGTGAACATTTGGAAGCGGTTGCTTCTAATGTTACACGCCTACGCTATAAGTATGTTTGGTCTTGGAATAGTGACGGTTCTGAAGGTTTAACATACGGCGGGGACAAGATACATAAACGACATGGTTATACTTGGAAACATCCTGTGCATGAGGTTATAAAATCTGTGGGTGGTGGAGAAGTTCAGGAATGGTGTGGATTGGAAATTCATCATCATCCTGATTCTTCTAAAAGTCGTGGACAGTATTTTGATTTGTTGAAGTTGGCTGTTAAAGAGGAACCTTTGGATGACCGTAACCAATTTTATTTGGCTAGGGAATATTTCTTTAATAATGATTATGAAACTGCGGCTACGCACTTCAAGACCCACCTAGGGTTGTCTGTTTGGGGTCCTGAGAAAGCGGCTTCGTGTCGTTACCTAAGTAGGTGTGAACCTAGTAAGCGTTTGTATTGGTTGTATAATGCTGTTGCTGAGGATTGTGGTCGTCGGGAAAACTGGTTTGCTTTAATGCAGTATTATTATGACATTAAAGATTATGCCGGATTGTCTTATGCAACTAATATGGGCTTAATAATCAAAGATAAACCTTTGGATTATTTGTGTGAATCGGATGCGTGGGGTTGGCAATTTGACGACCTAGCAGCACTTGGTTTTCATTACACTGGTGATTCTGATAGGGCTTTGTTTTATGGAAGGTTGGCTTTAAATGCTAATCCTGATGATGGGCGTTTAAAATCTAATATGGAGTTTTACTAATGGATTTACAAGAGTTAATTAATGAACGGGAATGGCGTAAGTGTCGTGGTCCTGATGATGCTACTTTGGACCAGCAGTTGGATGCGTTTGTTTATTTTTGTGAAAACTATTGGCATATTAAACATCCTGAACGGGGTCGTATAAAGTTTGAGATGCGTGAAGCACAGGTTGAAACTATGCGTGTGTGGATGTCTGAACGCTATAGTATTGTCCTAAAGGCACGACAGATTGGCTTTTCTACTTTGGCTGCTGCTTATGCTTTTTGGCTTGTGTTTTTCCGCCCTGACCGTTTCGTAGTTATGCTTAGTCGCACCGAACGAGAGTCAGTTAAACTGTTGGCTAAGTCTAAGTATGGTTTTCGTTTTATGCCTCAATGGATGAAGGAACGGGGACCTAAGCAAACTACTGACCATCAGCAGAAGATGATGTTTGATAATGAGTCTGCTATTGAATCTTTACCTAGTGGTTCTGACCCCGCCCGTGGTGAGTCGGTTTATTTGGTTATTGTGGATGAGTGGGCTTTCTTGCCTAACCCTGAGGAAGCGTGGGCTTCTATTGAACCTATTGCCGATGTCGGTGGGCGTGTGATTGGTTTGTCCACCGCAAACGGGTCTGGTAACTTCTTTCACCAAATGTGGGTTGGTTCCCAAACGGGTACCAACCAGTTTGAAGGAATCTTTTTCCCTTGGTCCGCTGGTGACCGTGACGAGGACTGGTACACAGTCAAGGCACGCAACATGCAACCTTGGCAGTTACATCAGGAATACCCCCGTAGCCCTGAGGAGGCTTTTGTCAAATCAGGTAACCCTGTGTTTGACATTGACATGTTAGACAGTTTTGAAACCCTTGAACCTATGGTTGGGTTTCTTCATGCGTACGCAGACAAAAAATACGAGTTTGACGAGGGAGAAGATGGTCCTCTTAGTATTTGGGCTTTTCCTGCTGTTGATAGTGTTTATGTGATTGGGGCTGATGTGGCGGAAGGTTTCAGTTATGGTGACTTCAGTTCTGCCCATGTGGTGGATGCCACCACTGGGGAAGTTGTTGCTCATTGGCATGGACATTGTGAACCTGATGTGTTTGGGGAAATACTTGCCGACTTGGGTTGGTGGTATAATCAGTGTCTTGTGGCTATTGAGTCCAACAACCATGGTTTAACGACAATTAAGGCTGCTCAACGGGCTGGATACCGCAATCTCTTTAGGCAGCGTAAAATTACTCAGCGTAACCCTCAGGCTACTGAAACTTTGGGTTGGAAAACGACTACGGTTACTAAACCGTTGTCTATTGACGAGTTGTCCGCTGCCATTCGTAATGAGGAGTTGATTATTTATTGTCAGAGAACTATTGCGGAGTTGCGTACTTATGTGCGCAAGGACAACGGCAGGACTACTGGTTCTCCTCATGATGACCGTACTATGTCTTTGGCTATTACTAATCAGATGTTGAAGTATGTTTGGCTTCCTGAGTTCCGTGGGGATGTGGTTGTACCTAAGAATAGTCTTATGTGGTGGGAACAGCATATGTTTAGTGAACAAAATGACGGTAAAGTACCTATTGGGGCGCATAATATTCGTGCCAGTCTTAAAGTTCCTCTTTAAGGAACAAGATTGCTATTATTATGGAAGTAACGAACTTTAAATGCGTGAATTGTGGCTGTTCGGTGGAAGAAACTGTTCAAAAGCGTGGTTATGTATGCTTTAAATGCCATGTTAAGGGTATTCGTCTTGGTTTTACTCACGGTAAAGAGGTTTTTAGTGGTCCTACGATTGGTGAGATTCAGCGTAAAACAGAATCTGATGCTAAAGCCAAGGGTTTAAACATTGAACCTGTCGGAAGTCGTTGGATTTAAGTGGAAGCGTGGTTTGTACCCATTATTGTCGCCATTATTGGTGGACCTATAATGGTTGTTATGCAGAAGTTGCGTAACGAGAATACAAGCCAGCATGCTGAGGGGCGTGAATTGCTTAATCGGGTTCTTTATAAGGTTGATGAAGTTGGAACTAAGATTGACACCCATATTGGGTGGCATGATGGAAAAGAGAAATAATGCCAAAGGTTGGAAACAAAACATTCCCTTATACTTCTAAGGGTATTGATGATGCCATGAAGGAAAAGAAGCGTCTTGGTAGTGGAACAGCAAGGAAACGAGTTCCAGACCCAAGCAGTACTAAGCCGTATAATGTTCAGCCACAAAAAAAGGCTCAACCTAAGCGCAAGGCTCCTCCTTCACCTAAAAGTGATTCACCATATACATTACCACGCAAAAATAAACCTCCTACCAAAGCAGTGCCACGCCCTGCACCACGCAAACCTAAGGACCCAAGCGATAACGAACCTTTTAATGTTCGTCCTCAAAAAACTAAACCTACTTTACGCAAACCTGCTGGTCCACGAAAAATGGCTCCAAAACCTAAAACCAAGAAAGAATATTACTAATGAAAATTAATATATCTAAAGAAAACAAATGTGCACTGGCATCATATGCCCGTTCCGCAACAGCAACCGTATTAACGGTTGTTATTGCAGGAGAAACATCCCCCAAGGCTTTGTGGGCTGCTGTAGTGGCTGCTTTTCTGCCTCCTGTTGTTCGCTGGCTTAACCCAAGTGACGCTGCTTTCGGAAGGAGCAAATAATGGCTGCTAAAAAGAAACCCGCCATTACTGGTTTACATTCACAAGGTATTGTTGATGACATCATTAAAATTGGTGTTAAAGGTGTACGAGCAGCAGTTAGAACTACTAAAGCCAATAAGAAGTTTGCTAAAAAAATTCCTGCTGTACCTACTACTCGCAAAAAAGATGCTTTTGGTATGTATGAAACAACTAAGCAAAAAATGAAAAACCAAGGTGCCCTTTCTTATAAAGACAGTATTGTTGGTGTAGCCAAAGAAAAAGCAAAAGCAAAAGCAGCAGCAAAGAAGAAGTAATTATGGCTGCTAAAAAGAAACCAGAAGGTGTTCTTGATGACATAATTAAGGCAGCAGCAAAAGCGGCTGCCAAAAAAGCCAACCCTAGAAATTCTTACACTTTGGGTAAAAAAGTAATTCATGGTTCTCCAGTTAAAAATCTTAAGAAAATTAACCCCACAAAAGGTTCTAAAGATTTACCAAACGAAACTGTTACATGGTCTTTTAATCCAAAATCAAAAGGTTCTATTTTTAGTGTAGAATCAGCAAAACAATATGCTGGAGAAAAAGGTTCTCTTTACATTGGTAAAGTTCCTCGTTCTTCTTTAAAAAAAGTTGACTCAACTACTAAAACTCTTTCTAAGGCTAAAAGAAAAGAACCTATTGTTGTTTCCAATAAAGCAATTAAAGTTAAAAAAGAAATCAAACTTGATGGTAAAAATACTAATCAAGTAATAAAAGAAGTAAACAAAAATTTAAAAAAATCTGGTGGAAAAGGTCTGCAAGGAAAGAAATATTCTAAACAGCCCAAAACCAGAAGTACAGATTTTTAGGGGTAAATCATGGCTCGTAAACCACAATCCGAACAACTATCAACATACCGAGAACATCTTAACGCCTCCAAAAAATGGCGCAAAGATGAAGGATACGACGCTACATGGAAGCGTCTAATTGATATTTACAAAGGTAAACACTATGACCATTATAGTGATGAGGACAGAATGTTGATTAACATTTCGTTCTCCACTATTAATGTTATTGCTCCTGCTGTGGCTATTAACTACCCCAAGATTACTGTCAACGCAACCAAGCCCGACAACGCACCTAATGCTGTTGTCGCTGAGGCTGTTGTTAACTACTGGTGGAGATACCGCAGTATTCGTGAGGAGTTCCGCCGTTCGGTTAAAGACCTACTTATTTGTGGGCATGGCTGGATTAAAACTGGTTACCGTTTTGTTGAGGAGGCTTCAATTGGTGAAGATACTGAAAGTGATTACAATGACAATGTTGCTGGTGGTGAATCTACTAGTAATTCTGTCATAACAGTTGACTCTCCGTTCGCAGAACGGGTGTCAGTGTTTGATGTGTTTATAGACTCTGACGCTACATCCATGCATGATGCCAAGTGGATTGCGCAGCGTATCCGTCGCCCTCTTGCTGAGGTGAAGTCGGATAAGCGATATAATAAGACTGCTCGTGAAGAAGTTACTATTATGGCTGTTAGTCGTTATAGTGAGGACCCTAGTCAGCGTAAGGTTTATGACAAGAATTATGGTTATGCAGAAATTTGGGAATATTATGACATCCGTAATAAAACGATGTCGGTTTTTAGTGACGGTGGTGAATCATTCCTTATTAAACCAACTAAGATGCCTTATGCTTTTGGACATCCTTTTGTTATGCTTCGGAATTATGATGTGCCTGATGTTTTTTACCCCATTGGCGACCTAGAGCAGATTGAACCATTGCAGCGTGAGTTGAACGAAACCCGTTCACAGATGATGAATCATCGTAAACGGTTCGCACGCAAGTACCTCTACAAGGAATCAGCGTTTGACCAGTTTGGTCGTAGCGCCCTTGAATCTGATGAGGACAATGTTATGGTCCCTGTGGTTTCTGATGAGCCACTTGGCAATGTTGTCTCCGCATTCCCTGCCATAATTAGCCCTCCTGAGTTTTATAACCAGTCGGAAATGATTACTAACGATATTAACCGTATTACTGGTTTGCCTGAGTTTATGAACGGTGGAATCCCTGAGATTCGCCGTACTGCTACAGAAATTTCGGCTGTTGCCGATGCTGCTAATGCTCGGACAGCAGATAAGTTGGCTATTGTTGAGATGGCTATTTCTGAGGTTGCTCGCCGTATGGTTATGCTTGCTCAGCAGTATATGACTGGTGAGCAGGTTGCTCGTCTTGTTGGTAAAGATGGTGAACCGTTTTGGGTTACTTTTGACCGTGAGTATCTTGAGGGTGAGTTTGACTTTGAAGTAGTGGGTGGCTCTACGCAACCCCACAACGAGTCACAACGCCGTCAACAGACTCTGCAACTTGTGGATGCTTTGGCTCCGTTTGCTGGTGCTGGTATTGTTAACATGCAGGAACTTGCTTCTTATGTGTTGCAGTTCGGTTTCAACATTAAGAACCCAGAGAAGTTTGTCCAAGCAGCACCGCAACCACCTGAAATGGGTGGTATGCCACCTCAGGGTGGTCCAATGCCTCCAGAGGGGGCAGGGGCACCACCGCAGGGTTTAACTCCTGAGATGATGGCACAGTTGCAGCAGATGCAGGGACAACCTCCGCAGTAGGGAACAGCCTTGCCATATGTAGAGCAACCATTATAGGACTCTAGGAGAAAATATAATGAACGATGAGTTCGTAACCGAATCTGATGTAGAACCCGTAGGGTCACCTAGTTCCAGTGAGGTAAGTCAGGTTGATGATAGTCCATCTTTAGACATTGCAGAATATTCTAATCATAGAGTACCTGTTAAGTTTGATGGAGAAGAACTGAATGTTCCACTTTCTGAGGCTATTGCTGGTTATCAACGGCAAGCAGATTATACACGCAAAACGCAAGAGTTAGCAACCCAAAGGCAATCTTTGGAATTTGCAAATTCTTTGCAGACAGCACTTGATAGGGACCCCGCTGCAACGATTGAGTTGTTGAGTCGCCATTATGGCATCTCAAATTCTCAGGCACAGCAGTTGGTTGAAGATTCATTTGATGAAGATTTAGACCCTAGTGAGCGTAGAATCCGTGAACTAGACCAGCGTATTGCGCAGTTTGAAGAATACCAGTCTCAGCAGCAGATTGAAAAAGAGATTTCTCGGCTTCAAAATGCATATCCCGACTTTGACACTAATGAGGTTGTTCAATCCGCTTTGCGGAGTAATACAACCGACTTGGAAGCAGTTTACAAGCAACTGGCTTTTGACAAATTCAACAAGCAGAGACAACTAGAGGCACAGGCACTAGAGGTTCAGAAGCAGAAGGAAACTTCTGTTATGGATTCTAAGCGTGAGGCTACTATTGTTTCTGGTGGTAGTTCTGCTACGGCAAGCACTACCGCTGAGTCTTTTGATTCTGTTTCTAGTATTTCAGATGCTTGGGCAGCAGCCAAGCGACAACTAAACACAAATTTTTAATTATCTAGGAGATAAATATTATGGCTGGTAACAGTAACTTTGACGCAATTCTATCAACAACACTTGCAAACTATCGCAATCAGTTGACAGACAATGTGTTCTCGGCTCGTCCGTTGACACAACACCTTATGGCTAATGGTCGTATCCGCATGATTAATGGTGGTACGAAAATTGTTGAGCCGCTTATCTACGGAGAAAGCAGCACTGTAAAGCCATACTCTGGTTATGACACAATTGACCTTACACCTCAGACAGGCATCTCGGCTGCTGAATACGATTGGAAGCAGTACGCTGCTTCTATCGCAATCAGCGGTATTGAAGAAGCAAAGAACAATGGC